TTATAGGTATGTTTCTTGGAGTTGATGAATTAGTTGATGCAACTGCTATGTTGTTATTAACTGTTACTCGTTCTATGCCAGTAACTTTAATGTATTTGTTGTTTTGAGATTCTGAAGATTGAGAATCTTCTCCCCATTCATCTCCTGTTAAATCTGGAGGAGAACTAGTAGTTGGTTTTCCCCCTATATCATCGACTTTGTTATCAAGCGCATAAAAATCTTCAGTAACATTTCCTTGATTATTAGTATGTACAATAGTTCCTTCGTGTGGACTATTTGGCATAGCCATAAGTTGGGCAACAGGAAAAGTTTCTTGTGTGTAATTTGCATACGGAATAAAAAACTGTCGTTTAAAAGAACATATTAAAGAATCACCCCAAACACTTCCCGATTCTGAAATATTTTCATCGTCTACAAAATCACTTAAAATTCCGAAGTTTAAACTAGAAGCAATTCCACCTTGTATAGTTTCATCTATATTTGGGTCAAGACCCCTTGCTTCAACTTTCAAACCAATTAATTTTTTAGAAAATATATCTCTTTCGCTAACAGAGATAGAAGTTATCATGTCTCTATTTTCGCCAGTCCATCTAATTCTTTTTGTGCTAGCATCTAATAGACTTGATAATAAATCAGTTGTTTTAGATTTTGCACTTCCTTCCAATTCTGCTGTAAAAAGTTTATGACCTAACAAGCCTCCTTGTGAATCAAGAGATTTTCTAAACACAAAATTACCTGTACCTCTTTTTGCAGGAGCAGGTAATCTTCTTGCATGCTCTTGAAAAACCAAGTTATATAAAAGTGTATCTCCTTTTTCGTTGCTTCCCCATTGCATAGATTTGATTCTAAAAGTTGGAGGAATTGATGGCATTACCAAATCTCTATACGAGTCTGGATTTCTTCCTAAGTTTGCTCCACCATCTCCTGCGGGAGCATATGGACGTATTTTTAAAGTTCCATTTACCGACCATTGTTGCATACCATTTTCTTGTATAGTAAAAGATTGTTTCCATACATGAGATAAAACAGAATAACTTAAATCTTCTGAAGCATCACCGTCATTTACAGATTCATACCAAGTAAATGTAAAACTTACCATAGCATTTTGTGAACCAAAAAACTCATTGATTTCAAATCTGCATCTAGGATAACCTGTTAAATCTGTATTTCCTGCTATTACATATTCACCAGTGCTACTTGCATATGGAGAAGATAAAGAAGAAACACTATCTAAACCTACATTAGCAATAGTTGTAGACCCTAATTTTATAATTAGATTTTTTCCAACCTTACTAAGTCTTTGTCTAGCATTATCTATTGTTGTTGTTAAAGCAGTATCTACATTTAACAATGCAGTTCCTGAAATAGTATGTTTTGTAGACCAATGTGTTTGGTCATCACTCGAAAATTCTGGACTACTAGAATATTCGTTTACTTTTAAGTGAGTCCATTTGTGATTATTGTCTGCACCTTCAGAACCAAATCCATTGTATGTAATTTTATAAGACATATTATTTTAACCTGTTATTTCTACAAACATTTCTAATGAAAACCTACACCAAAACCTCCACCCATGCCTCGGTTATTATTGTTATTATTATTTGGTATTGGCTTGTTGCTTTGATTATTAGATTGTGTTGCAGGGCTTGGTGGAGTCCAAGAACCCATAGACAAATCAGTTCCAACAGAACTAAAAATATCATTGATTCTTTGAACTTTGTTTGCTGTTGTTTCTTCTTCTATAACATTAAATATTTTGTCTAATGCTTCATTAGTTCCTGAAATTTCTTCAACTAAACTGTCTAAATCAAAGAGTCTTGCATTTTTGCCTGTAACTGTGTCAGAAATAAATTTTATAGGATTGCTTATAAAACCAAACAAAATTTCTAACAATCTACCCATTACAGTTGTAAAGTTTACTATGATTTTTATAACAGGTAAAAATGCTTTTGCAAAACCTAACATTCCTTCTATTACAATAGACATAATATTAATAAAATTGTTTGCAATTACATTTTTTACAACTAGAAAGACAGCACTTACTCGGTTTGTAATATCTTTAAATCTTCCCATAGCATCAGATGAAGATTTAACAACAGGTTCAATCATTTCAGCAAAAGTCATATCTCTAAGTAAAGAAGATATTTTTTTTCTCGCTGATAGTTCTGCAAGATTTGCATTTATTCCCGCAAACTTATGTGACATGTTTTCCATGTTGCTACCGAAATTGATAATACTATTTATTACTTTTTTAATTGCAAAAGTTAAACCTGTTAAAGCACCTGCAACTAAAGCAATTTTTCCAAGAATAGGTATAATTCTTGCTATTCCCGCCGAACCAACTGGATTTCCTCCTACAGTTAATGGAGTAGAACCTGGCAAAGTTCTTTTTCTACCTGGCATTCCAAATACAGAAATTCCCGCACCTACTGCTCGGCCGGCGGCTGTACCAAAACCTCCCATAAAACTACCAAGTATTCCCGATAAAGCATCTCCAATATTTCTACCTGCTTTTTTACTACCATCATCAAATGATTGTTCTATTTGTTGAGAATCAGATTTTACCGCAATGTCAATAGTACCTAAATTTTCAGCCATTTTTTAACTCCACGTTATCTCATAACCTATTTGATATGTATCTTCGTAATAAACCCAACCTGGCGCATCATTTGATTCAACAGCATTAGAACCTGAAATCCAACGTATTGGAATAGTTGCTTCGCCGTTTGCATTATCGTGTATCAAGGCTTGTCGAACTTCACCCATAACTGACATTACGCCATAAGTGCTATCAGTTATTCTTTCTGTTGATTGTCCTGATACGTCAAGAAACACTCTAGCCCAAACAGCAACTTTAAATGTTTCTTCAATTAAACCAAGTCCAGTTATGTCTGTTTGTATTGTAGGAACACCAGGTATAAGTTGTATATAAACTGAATCAGCAGGAGAAAACAATGGCATAGGAGTTACATAAATGTAATCATTATGCACACTACTTACCCCTGCTTTTAAGTCTACAAGTATACCTTCATAAATTTCTCTTTGCGTAGTTAATCCCATAAAGCATCACGCAATCAAACTATCGGCGGCTGTTTCAGAACCATCTGTAACAAATGGAATTTGTAAACCTAATTCCTCTAAACCTAAAAATTTGTTTAGATATTTTTGAAATTTGCTTACAGTTGATTGAGTTAAATTTAATTTTGCTGAATCTTTTAAAACAAAATCTGTTGAACCTGGTATTACTGCAATATGAAAACTAGACTCATTAGTTAAATGTTGCATCCTAAAAACTTGCAAACCATCAACGTAAAGATTTCCGTTATTTGTTAATGCAGTTGTAAGTTCTACGCTGATGCTGTAACTTGAATCTAAAACTAATGGAGTAGAAAATGTTACGGCCTTTGCTGTCCATGTATCATCTGTTAAGTCTGTACCTGTTACAGTAATGTCTGCTGTGTCTAAAACAGTTGTACCATCGGCTTTGTAAATGCGAACTTTAAGAACACCTGCTGATACACCTGAATCAACTTTTACCCAAAAACACAAAGCATATCTTGTTTGTGGTCTAAACTTTGCAGTTGTTTGACCTGCTGTATTAAAAGTTTGAGTAATTTTTGTAAGTTGTGAACCATCGCCTTTGTACCTTAAACATTTAGCACCTCGATGATAACCTGTGTTTTCAAATAATGTTGTTCCAACTGTACCTGTTGCAATAGTCCAATTATCTGGCGTGTTTGCAACTGCAAAATTTTCAAAGTCACCATTGTTTAACATGTTTCGACCAATAGCATTTGATTGTGAATATGATGGGTCAGAAACAGAAATAGTATTAGTGTTTCCATAACCACCTGGAAAATTGGGGTCACGAATATCTGAAATTGCTCTGTCGCTCATTAATGTAAATGTTTCACGACCCGCAGTACCACTAACTTGTGCATCTCTTACACACTCTAAAGCAGTTGAGCCTGTTCTTAAATATTGGAATTTTTTACCTTCTCCGTTTGATGAAGAAGTAAAGTAAACTCCGTTACCAGTTCCCGAAATTGCATTTGGAGAATCATCACCACCTACAGAAAAAACAGCATCTGCGACATCATTTGATGTACCCATTTGTTCAATTAATTCTTCAACTGCTAATCTTAAAGTTTTTTGATTTAGAGAAGTGTCATTATTAACCATTTCAATTACAGTTCTTCTTGCAGTATCTCTAACAGCATAATAAACATTTGCTGATGCTTTTTGTTGATTTAATATAGCATCCTTAGCAGTAAAATCTGAAACCATGTGCATGTCAGTAGAATTAAATTCATCTACTGCATCTTCTATTTCTTCACCGATACTATTGCTTCCTGTTTGATGACTTTCAATAATTTCTGCAACTCTAAATATTTTTCCAAGTCTTGTAAATAGACCATTGCTTCCTGTGAATGTTATTGCCATGACTTCATGTCCTTCATTTCATTTTTCATATTATTCATTTTTAATTTAATTAAATCTTTATCACTCATTCCTGCATGCTCACCTAAAGATGCAAGTGCTTCTGGATTAAACAAACATGCAACCCCTTGAAAATAATCTAAACAATTAATTGCTCTCATTTTACTTAACCTTGCCATTAAACCTAACTCAACTTCTCCTTTAGTAAGCCCTCGAACATTTGGACACCAACCATACACTGATGCAAATTTAGCATATGGTTCTACGGCTTTCCCAAATCTTCGATTGCCACCAACACTTTTGAACCAACAGAAAATAATTCGTGATGTGTAAACTTTGACATATCTTCTTCACTCCAACCAACCTCACGAACTGCATTTGCAACATCTTGTGGTTTTGCATTTCCTTCTTCAACTCCATCAATTTCTGAACAGCGTGAAGCCAATTCAAAACCATCGACAAATACAATGCCTTTGTTTTTAATTGTGACTTGGAATACATGGTCGTCATTGTTTGTTTCTATTACTTTCATTACTTAACCTCCTAATAAATTTAATACAGATTACGCATCTGTTACTGAGTAAATGTGGTCTGTTGCTGTTATTGCGGCTGTGTCGCCTAATTCTGGTAAACAAGTAAAGTTAATTGCTAATCGTTGTGGTCTGTTTCCAAAATCAAGAACCCTAAGTCCTCGACCTAATATTAAACATTTATTAAAAATATATGTTCTTGTTGTACCAAGAGTAGTGTCTGCACAAACTAATTTAACCGCAACGCCATCTTTAGTTGAATCGGCATCGTTACTATCAATATCAAGTCTTAACCCACCGATTGTTCCTATTTCTCCTTCTGCGCCCGCACCTGTTGTTCCATAAATTAAATCGTCTGCAATCGCTCTATCCCATTTTATAAGAGTCATGTTCAGATAAGCCATTGTTCCTGTGTAAATATAGTTTTCAGGAATATCCCCAAAAGCAGTTGTCATAATTGGTTGTGACATATAATCTAATTCAAAATTGATTAAGTCGTTGTTGTCAGTGTAACCTAATTCATTGTATGAACCGCCACTACCGTTAAATGCGACACTGACAGTAGTTTTTCCCATAATGTTGAATGCTGATGCCATTTTATTTTAGCCCTTTTACTTTTTTTCTTAATGCTCTTTTTATAACTTTGGTAATTGCTTTAACGTCCTCTGGTGGATTGTTTGCAATTTTTCGTGGTGGAACTTTTGTTTCATATTCAATAACATAATAATCCCACTTGATTGATGCTTTGCGACCTTTTCTTGCTTCTTCTAAACTTGGTGCTTCTTCCAAAGATTCTGGAATAAGACTTATGTCGTGAGGTGGTTCACCTAACCACTTAAGTATTCTTGCGGTTTTTTTGTTTAATGGAACAGCAATGGGTGGTTTGTTACTAAAACCCTCTTGATGTTTAACACCATAACCTGAACCGTCTTTTAAAGTCCAACGAACAGTATTGGATGATATTTTTTTAGATTCGCTGTGCAACTTAGACATTAAAAAACCTGTATCTCTTAATGCCTTTCCATGTTTCCTGTAACCAACTTGATTCTTAGAAGCCCACAGTTCTGGATATTTATGAGTTGAATCGCCTTGATTACTAATTCTTTTTTTTGCTCTGTCAACTATTACTGTAGATAAAATTTGATTGTTGGCAACAAATGCAACCTGCTGTGCAAGAACATTTCCAAGTTCATTAGATTTAATCCGTAAAGTAGACATTAATATTTTTGAGTAATCCTTGTTGGAAAGTATTTAGAATCTGAAGGCATGTTTAGGTTACCACGAACAGATGCGGAAACAACAAACGCTTTTGCTTTTCCTGCATTATGTGCAACATCTAAATTAAAAACTCGTTTGCCTTCACGAAGTTCTTCTAATGTTGCTGTTGCTTCTGCAACCATTGCAATCATGTCTGGTGGTATTTGACCTGTCTTTCCTCTAAACAAATGTTTCATTGTCAAAGTAGAAACAAGAGTCTTTAATGACCAATCGTCACTTGATTGCAAACTAGACAAATGAGTAGTTGTGTATAAACCTCCTCTTAAAGCATATGATTCTACTTCGGCTGATGCTTTTTCAATAGCATTAGTAACAACTGAATTGTCTACGCTACTTTGAGGACTTCCTGTATAAGAAGATAGTTGTTTAATCATTCGTGAGTCAAATGATTCTGCTAGTTCTGTCGCTGTGATGTATTTTGCCTGTGCCATAAATCTCCTAATAAAGAAGGCGAGAGGGAAAATCCCTCCCGCCCTCGTTGGGGGTCGGGTAATTCGTTACCCATTGTGTTTTATTTTTTCTTAATCCATCAGAGGAGGTAACTAATTTATAAGAAATATAAAACAACTTTCTGTTTAATGATTAATCCCAAACATCTTGTAGTAAATATCCGCTAAGTGGAGCAGTTAATACAACTGCTGAATCATCAACAACTCTACCTCGAACTCTTCTGTTCCAACTATCATCTTCAGTTTCGACAGTCATATCTTCGTAAGCAAAAATTGTAAGTGTTGAAAAGTCTGGAACTCCTTCAGCACCCAATTGTCCACCAACACGAGATACGAAAGCAATATCGTCATCAAAAACTCGTGAACGTGCTTTAGTTGCACCTTTACGATTTGTAACTCTACTTGTTGGGTCTACAATAATTCCACCAACTCCAAAGAATGTTGATAGTAGTAAAAATTCATCAAATTCACCTGAACCACGAACGAAGTTAGCCGCAAATGGACTTCCTTGGAAGTATGTTCTATATTCGGCTGATTCAGTAATCGCATGAGCAGTTTGGTCAGACATTACTGCAACGATGTCTTTTGCAGTTACTGCTTCGTTTGTATTATGAAGAATATTTTCAACTACACCATTAAATGATTTTTGAATGTAATTGTTAGTTGCAGTTGCTGAACTAAATTTGCCACCACCAACATTTGTTGCTGTGTCAGTTGTGCCAGTTGGCCAGTTGCCAGTTGTTGTCAATTCTGTTGCGGCTCTATGTGAACGAATACGCATACATTTACTTGCGGCCATTCGTGCATGTGAAGCAACAACTTCAAAGTCAGCATTGGCGGCTGCTTTTTGACCAAGCATAAAAGTTGGTGCATGACGTTGAGTTCGATATGTTGTGAACTCGTGGTCTTGTTGTATGCCTTCTGGGGCATCATTTCCATCAGCCCAAACTGTGTCGCTTAAAGTTACAATTCTTGCTTGTTCTTCTTCGTCAATTTTTAGGTAGTAACCTGTGTCTTTTGAAACAGGTACTAATTTTGCATACTGGTTTACTGCAAATGAAGCAGGGTTTCGTGAAAACTCAACCTGAACCATGCCTGTTGCTTCGCTAAATGTAGGAACATATGTATTTGCTGCTCCTGGTGCTACTTCTGCCATTGTATTTTCTCTCTATTTATCTAAGTTTAATTATTATGAAAGTGCGTGTCGTGTGGTTTTTGGTCGCCAAATCATACGAATAATACTTCCGCTAGCACCTGACTCTAACGCTATTCCGCAAGTGTGTCTATTTAATGTGCCTGATGCAGTTTCGGCTACTGCTTTTCCATTTGCATCAGATTCAAGACTATTGCCACGAGTTACACTACCGCCGCATTCAACCATCATAATTGCACCTGGTTGTAAAGTTACATGGTCGCCATCTTCTGCGTGGTTTGCTGAATCGAATTGACGTGTGCTTCCTGAAACAATTCCGATAGCTAGTTCATTTGCATCTGCTTCTAAGCATTGATTATCTGCGGATGAATTTACTTTGACTATTCGGTATGGTCGAATTGTTCCACCCGCCTCTAAATTTGGTTGTATTGAATGTGTCATATTATTTTATTCTCTCTAATTAAAGATTTCTAAGTTCTTCTTGATAAACTTTTTGGAATTGTGATGCCGCAAGACCTTCTTGAGCAATTCTTTTTACTGCTGATTCAGAAGCAATCTTCTTTTGTTCAGCACTAAAGTTTATTTTTGTTTTTTGTCGAGTATTTTTGGCGTTTAATTTTTTGCCAACAGGGATTCGTTTCATTGTTGCTTTCCAAAATTTAATTTTAGCAACTGGGTCTTTAGAATCCATTAACTCTGAAAGCATTACATCTCTGTGTGCTTTTACAACAAAACCTTCAGTAGCAAGTTTGTCCAATGCTCTGTTAAACTTTTCTTTTTTGACTTTGTTAGCCATAGCATCAAGACGTTTCTTGTAAAGATTGCGTTGCTTTTTAATTTTAGAATACTTGCGAAGCAATTTAGTACCTGAAGGACTTTGACGAAGTTTACTAAACTCTTGTTTCATTTCTTCATCATCATCTTCTTCTTCTTCTTGGTACTCCATTTTTTCTTCATCATCATCTGGACAATCACCGTATGTGTTTTCTTCCATTTCTTCGTCCATATCTGGCATATCAAATTCCATTTCTTCTTCTTCGGAAGTGTTCATTGATGCCATATCGGCTTCTAATTTGGAAACTTTGTCTTTCAACTCTTCATTTTCCATACGGTACTTAGCAAGTAAGTCTTTTTTCAAACTTGCATCTTCTTCGTGGTCAGGCATTGTCATGTCTGGCATTTTATTAAATTCCTCTTGTTCATCAGACCCACTTGGTACATATGTATTTGCACTTCCAGGAGAAACCATTGCGAAAGTAGTGGGTCTGTTAAAAACTTTCTTTTCGCCTGTGCGTGAAAACTTAGTGTCTCGAAGGGGTCTTGCAGGAGTTTCTCTCCCTAGTAAGGCGACCTCGCTTAGATGACCATCTTCCCAAATTTCGGCACTTCGTCTGGGGTAACGATTAGATGCTAAGTAACGGTCAAAATCTTTTTTTGACATCTCGACATCCCCGACAATGCCCGCTCCTTTATAAACAGATTTATCCTCACACTTAATCTCAATAGGTTTAGCGTGAATACTGACTATATCGCCAATGGATTCTGTTGGAGTGCTACCATTGTCATTTTGGTGCATCAAAACTAATTTTGGGTTTGCGCCTGCGCTCATGTGCCTTTTAGTTTTCGTGATTATGGAGTCTATCGCCTCTGTATCGAGGTCTTTAATGTCGCTCTCTGCATCATCGAAGCCGTCAATGTGACCGACAAAAAGTTCTAAATCGTGAATAACAATTTTATCGCCTTTGTCAGTGATTGAATGCGAAGGCATGCTGTGATTAGGTTCGCCCATAAAACAATTATCTACATTATCAAGAGATTGTGCGTAGTTTTTTTATTAATTGAGCAGTTGTGGTTAATAATGGGTTTTTTTGTTAGAACTTTTTTTAATATTCTGTATTGATTCGTCAGAAAATCTCCATTGCCTTCCGACTTTAGTACCATTTATATCGCCTCGCCTTGCCATTCTATAAATCGTGTTTTCACTGACTCGCAACATAGATGCTGTTTCGGTCAAAGTGTAAAATGTTTTATGCCTCATATAAAGTTCCCTCGTTTGAAACCTTCGTCTGGGTAAATACCTGCTTTTATTAATCCTTGCTGTTCTGGCGTGTTGTATCTATTTATAGCAATCATATCGGGTTTACCTAAATCGTCAAGTAATCCTAAATCGTTTGCTTCATCCCAATCTATTTTAACTAGAGTTGCTCGACAGTTGTAACCGTTTGGCGGTCTTAGGTTTAATCTATCCATTTCACTTGGCGTAGTAATGTATCCATCCATAATTTTATGGTGCGGTCGAGTTCTATCATCTGATATCTCATCAATCATAACTAATGGAAAAGCATCTTGCCCTTCGTCCGAACGCAATACAGACATTACACCTTCATTGGCCGATGTCATAATATTAGTTCGATATATTGTTTCAAGCCGAGCATCCGTCAAATTTGATGCGCCTTCTAATTTAGCGTGGTCGATAAAATCTGGCAAATTTAATTCTTTGCCAGGCATAACTCCACGAATTGCATCCGCTAACAATTTTTGTAAATTAACAACAGTTTCATAATCTACATCTGATACCCAAAAAGCATTACGCAATGCGGATTTCATGGCATTAGATGTTTTTTCTAAATAAGGTATTATTTTAAGACGTTCAGTAGAAACAATTTCCATAGCCATGTTGTTTGCTGTTCTTTCCATCTCATCTATTTGCATGCGTAGCATTGGAACTCTTGCTTCTAAATCCGCTAATGCTCTTTTGTTTGGGGCTGACTCAAAATCTAAATCAATATTAAAATCCTCAAACATAGAATCAAATTCTTCTTGTATGTCTTTATCTCTAGCAAATTCTTTTTTGTGAGTTAATTTTAAATTGTCAGGGTCAAATGTACCTTTGTTACCTATCGCTGATTTAACTTGATTTGGAAACCATGCTATGTAAAAACTTTTACCTGTTCCAAAATCTACTTGAACTCCATCGTAACCTGTAGTTTCTGACAACGCATTAAGATAAATTTCTGCATGCTTACCTTCTATATTTTGCCTTTTAAAAAAATCATTCCATATTTGCATTGGATTTGTATATGAATCCGCAACTTCTTTTAACATCCAATCTTCAACCCCACCCGATACATCGTATCCCCAATCTTCTAATGGGTTGTAAATTTTTCTGTGTATGTTTGGTGATTGTTTTATTATATGTAATGCTTGGTCATAAGTTAATTCTAAAGCACTTCCAAAATTTTTATCTTTAAGTCCATCTAACACAAGAGGGTTTTTTATTTTTGCATATAAAGGTAAAACTCCACCATGTTTTTTTTCTTGACCTGAAACATTGTGTTTTGATGTATACCTATTTGCAATTTCAGCAGTTTCTCCCATGTAAAAACCTAAGCCCCATTGGTCTAAACCTTTCCCAATGTGTTCGTAACTTAATTCATTAAAATCTGGATTAGGAGAACCATGATACACAACCATAGGCTCACCGTTTTTATCTACAATTTTAGAATCACCAAACCAAGATTTAAATTCTTTTGATGTTGTTTGATTATTTTTACTTTCTCCTGCACAGGTATTACCAGGTTGGAAACCCGCACTACCCTCTTTACCTGCACCGCAGTCTGATTTAGCGTAAGTTATCTTGGGATTGTCAGGGTCGAAATCACCTTTGTTACCTGTGGCTGATTTAATTTGGGTTGAGTCAAAAACAATTATTTCATCTATAAATTTAGACAAATGCCCTTTTTCCCACCACCTATCCTCATTAACAATAATAATTCCATCGTGTCCTTTATGTTTTGCTTCCTCAGCAAGAGTAGGGTCTGTTATTCCTACATATTGATAAATAAGTGGATTTTTTATTTTTAAATAAGTGCTGTAAGTTTCTCCTTCTTTGCCACTTTTAGTAAGTTCTTCTCTGTGTTCTCTCCATTTGTTAGTTAATTCATTTACTTCATTGTATTCAGGAGTATCAAATCCTAAATCAATTCCAACATACATTAAATCTCCGTCACGCACACCTAATTCTTTTGCTTTATCTTCTGCTTCTTTATATAATTTATCTCCAACAGGGTCATTTTTTAAAACGGCATCATCTCTATACGAATCTGCTTGCCACTTTTTTGGTGTGAAATATATTCCTTCTCCCCAATCTGACCTTTGTACCGTACCTGCTAAACTTGAATCAAAAGTTTCTATTCCTGAAACTCCTGAACCATGATAAACAACTAACGGCTCACCGCTTTCGTTTACTATTTTACTGTCACCAAACCAAGATTTAAATTCTGGTGTTGATGTTTGTTCACCACCACCTTCTCCTGCGCAAGTATTGCCTGGCTGAAATCCAGGTGCGTTGTCTTTTCCTGCACCACAATCAGATTTAGAATGAGTTATTTTTGGATTGTCAGGGTCAAACGTACCTTTGTTTGAAATAGAAGATTTAATTTGAGTTGGATTCCATGCAACATAATATGTTGATTCTTTTCCTCTAACATTTGCATCTTCAATTTTTAAACCGTCATAACCGTATTCTTTTAAAGAATTTATTATTGCTCTAGTTTGATATTTTTTAACTTCACGAAAATTTTTCTGAGCAATTTCCCAAGATTCGTTACCTTCTACCATCCCAATTTTTTCTTTGTTCTTTTCATAAGTTTCATCCCAATTTTCTAAATCTGTCGGGATTGAAAAAAGAATATCTGTTAAGTTGCTAAAAGATGTTTCACTTATTGTAAAAGGCTTTTCAATTTTTACATAACTCGGATAGATAGTAGAACCTTGTCCTTGAACTTCTTGTTCATCTTCCCAAGTAGGTTTACCTTTTTCATCAGCATACAAACTTGCTACATCAGGGTTGTCAGTAAAATATATTCCTTTTCCCCAATCTCCTTGTTGTGGAATAAAACCCTGTTCTTCTATGTTTTTTGCTGTATCTTTATTTCTTTTAGCGCCACCTATTGAAGTTCCATGATAAACAACTAACGGTTCACCATTATCATTTACAACTTTAGAATCACCGAACCATGACTTAAACTCAGGTGTGGAGGTTTGACTACCACCCTCACCTGCGCAAGTATTTCCAGGTTGGAAACCTGCGCTACCTTTTTTACCTGCACCACAATTACTCGGCATCGTATTCTTCTTTCAAATCATAAAGTTCTATGAGCCATTTTCTTTGCTCTTTCCAATTATCAGGACGACCTTGAACTTTGTATTGTTCTGACAAAAACTTATCTAGTTCTTCTATGCTTTTTGGTTTATCAATTATATAAGTCATTTAACCTACTTTTGCCCCACCTAAGTTTTGATACATTTTCATAATCAAATTATCATATTCCAAACCTAACGCTAAACCTGCAAAAGTTTCGGCAACAAATTCTGAGTAACGTGTTGATGCGTAATCTGATATGTTTTTCTTTACATGAGCAAACCAGTCTGGAGCAGATTTTATATCCAAACCTTCTTCAAACCGAGCAATATCCCAAGCCTTTTTTTCATATTGCATATTTAAATCATTTAAAGTTTCCAAAAACTGTATTGAAAGACCCATAAGTTCACTACCTGACAATACGCCTCTTGTTTGCTGACCTTCTTTGTGATTCTTTAATAAAACTTTTACACTGTCAGGTGTCTTGTGCCTTTTTTTAATTTTCTTTAAATATAAATTAACATGATTTAACTGATGCCCTATCTCGTGCAAAATTAAAGATTGCAAGGCTTTTTCTTCAGGTAATTTACTAGCCACAAAATTATTTTCTTTTCTAATTAGTGATGGATTAGACCAAATTTTATTTTTTAAATCGAAACTTAATTGTGATTTAAATTCATCTAATTCCCTACCTGGTTGTGTAAATATTCCTACTGATTGATGTTTTTGTGTTGTAGCATCTTTCCAAAAAGGCAACATGCTAAAATGTATTTCTAAATTTGGTATTTGTATGTTTTTTTCTTTAAGTATTTTTTTAACATCAGATAAAGCATTAAGAAATTTTTTAGTATCCTGTTCGTATTTTTCTCCTTTTATGTTTGAAGCAACTGTACCGTCTAATTCTTCTATTGATTCTGTTAAAACTCTTATTTCGGCTTCGTCTGCATTTTTTAATGTAAATCTGTCGTCTATATATTCTTCAACATCTTTAAACACTTTGGTTTTTGATGTCATGGTTATACCTGTTTTCTCACCGTCTTTATTTATGTATTCGTAATCATCAACAAAAGTATCGCTATCTTTTAAAGTGTCATGTGCTATGTTTATAGCATCCAAATAAACTGAACAAACAAAATCATCTGCTTTTTTTACTAACTTATTTTGGTTTTCTAATTGTTCTTCTTCTGACATGGTGACATATGATTTTACATATTCATAGAACTCAACAGAAGCCAAATCAGATTTACTTCCTTCTTTAAAAATTCTTTTACCGTCTGGGTTATGGTGTTTACCATAAAAACTTTCTAGGTTTTTTAGATTGTAGTTTTCAAGGTCTTGTAAAGTATCGTGTAAATTTATTATCGTTCCTGATTCAACATTTTTGGTAATTAAACCTTTATTTTTGTCATCTACTATTAAATCTCTTAATTGTTTTGAAAGTCTATATCTAACTTTACTATCTTTTACAGATTTGTAATCGTGTTTTTTAATTGCATCTGTAAATATATCTTCACCACCGCCTTCACCTGCGCATGTGTTACCTGGTTGAAAACCTGCGTTGCCTTCAGTTCCCGCACCACAAGAAGGCTTGGCGAAAATAAGTTTTGCAACTTCGCACTCTTCTATGCCTTCAGTGTTTTTAGCGACAGAAGATAGCCAAGCAAAAAAGATTGATTGTGCAAGAGATTGATAAACTTTGCCCCACGCCTCGATATCATCTTTGCCTTCTATCGCACTCGCTACCGCCTCACGATACTCCTGTCGTATTTGGTCTGATAGTTTTGACACACTTAATTATCCTTCTGGATAGTATTCTCTAAATAATGCTAATTGATTTTCAGTATAACCCGATGTATCAGTTTCTTCTCCATCTCCAAAATACACATCTATACTTACAACTGATTCATCATATTCGTTTTGGTCAAAAGTAGGGTCTGCTTCTCTTCCTCCTGCTTCTACTTCTTTTGCCCATTCAGAAATTGCTTGTGAGGCATCTCGTCTACCTTCAGGACTGTCAAACTTGTAGCCCCAAAAAGATTCGTTTGCTAAATATTCACCTGCACCCGCCATGTTAGTTATGCCGCTGTCTTGTAGTGCGTAAAGAAAACTTGCCATTGATGGATTTAATACTTTTCTTTCATCAACTAATTTTTTCATATCAGAACTTGAACCACCTTCGCCCTCACCTGTGTCGGCATCGTCCATTTTATCAATGCCTTTCCATTCTTTTGGACTTACTTCTTCTCCTGTTTCTGGGTCTTGACCTGCATAATTTCCACTTGCACCTGCCTGTACTGACCACCCTTGAGCAAAAGATTTTATGTTGTCGTGTCCGTCTGTTTCTAATTCCCAACCGTTTTCCAATGCCCAATTCTTAGCATCGTTGTAATCTTCCCAATAGTAATCGCCTTTGTGTAGTTTTGCACCTTCGGGTATTGAACCTTCGCCCGAACCTGTGTCTGACTTCTTTGGCTTCTTCTTTTTTGGCTCGTCTTTACTTCCACCTTTGCCACCTGCACAAGTGTTGCCTGGTTGGAATCCACCCGCACCTTCTTTGCCAGCACCGCAATCACTTGCGTATTTGTTTTTGCGATTGACTGAGAATTTACCGTATGATTTTTTGTACTTACTCATCGTGTCCTACTTTAACTAATTCTTCTTGTTTTGGATTTGGAATATACATAACTTGAATTGTTCCAAAATTAGAAAATGCTCCGTTGTAACCTTCTTCTTTTAATTTATCGGCAATCTCTTGTTTTTCTTCTTCTGACACTGCTTGCCACATTCCGTATAAATCTCCCCATTCTTCTTGACTAATTTCTTTTAGTTTAGATTTATCAACAGAAAATTTGCCTACATTGCTACCGTATGTTTTTGCAAACATTTCATCGCTTGCGAAAAACATTCCTTCATTTGTTATTTCTTCAGGATTGCCAACTCTTGCACCACGAAAAACAGGCGTATAATCTTTGCTTTCTGATTCAGAAGAACCTTCACCACTTGCACAAGTGTTGCCTGGTTGAAAACCTGAACTTCCTTCCTTACCTGCGCCACAATTTGACGAATATTTGTTCTTGCGATTGACCGCTAGTTTTGAGTATGAACTTTTGTAATTGCTCATTATTTTTTACCTAAATTGTGTTTTTGTAAACTTTTTGCAAATTCTTTAAATGCCTTATCTGCTTTTTCTGCGTTAGGTGGTTTAGGCATTCCCCCACCAAACAACTGGCTCATTATATCGTTTTGTTTTGGTTGACCTTGTTGTGGCTGACCCATCGCTTGTTGTTGTTCTTGCATCATTTGTTGTTGCTGTGCTTGTTGCGATGAAAGAATTTCTTCGCCTTCTTCTGGTTCAATAATACCAAGGATTTCCCTTGCCTGGCGCTGTGAGACTGAACCGCCCAAATCGACAAATGAACGAACACCTTCCATAAATTCTCTTGGGTTATTTTTTTCTAATGAAAATTGGAATCGAGGTTGATAATCAGTTTCGCCAAAGTTGTATCTGTGATACTTTCGTGCAAGTTCTACAGTTAATGTGTCGGCTAAACCAATAGCATCAGTTTCAATAATTCTTCTAAATGTTTCTGCGTGTTGGTCAGCAACAGATGAACCTAGCCCTGTGGCAGTTTGCTCAGTTGTAGCAGTTTGACCAATAATAAGTTCTTTAATCTGACCCGCAAGATATCCCTCAATCAAGTCAGCAAAGATTTTTGCGTTGTTTCCATTAACCTCTTTAATGTCTACGCTGTATAAATCTTCCCCGCCTGATTGCTTAGGCACTAAAATCGAAACATCGCCAACTAAATTTTCCATAATGTCTTGCATTACAGATTGTGCTGATGCGTTGCCGTCTGGATATGTACCAACTCTGATACCCATTGAATATCTTTCAATCCATGTCATCCAAAATTGCAAAGCAGTCTGCTTCATAACCCATTGAAACCAAACAACATCACGCAAACCACGACCACGATAAACATATTCTGCTTCTTCGGGTACTTCGTAATCTGCGCCTTCGGTGTTGTGAGTATGAAGAATAACCTGCTCTCGTTCTTCTTCTTCAAGAATGTGCATTAAACCGTATGGGGCTTGGAATGTTTTACCTTCGTATCGCCTGCCAACATACAAACCCAATTCGCCTTCTTCAGTAAAAGCAATCGAGTCAGAATGAATTGGCATCCATTCGCCAGGCACTATGTCATCGCCACGAACTTCAGGTGTTAGTTGAACAGTGGAAGCACCGTACCAAACCGCCTCAAGGATACTTTTGAAGAACTCAACAGGTTGTCGTAGGTTATTACGAATAATCCTTTCAAGTTCTTGCGCTTGCTCAACTTGTGTTTCATCACCTGAATCTTCTGGCACAATTTCCCAATCGAGCAAAGCAACTGATGTCTGCCTTTGGAACAGTGGTGACATAATATCAGGGTCACGCCTCATTTGCCTTTGCAATACTCTGTCTTGTCGCAAAGCCATATCTGAACGCCTCAACACTTTCGTGAAGTGACTCATGTAAGACCGTTGCAATTCAACAACAGATGCAAAAGGTGGTTGGAATACTTGTTCTGGTTTTTTTGTTTTATTCAATAGGTCATCGCTTTGTGCAAATCTTCCCTTTGAATCCCGACTTTGCGTAATCGCATGATTTCCTCTTTTAGCCATATTTATATATTAACCGAAAAAAAACCGATACATCAATCAATTAGACCGATTTACCGATTTGGTGTGTAGTGGTTATTTGTGGTTGCTTCAAGCCCCTGTTCTTAAATTAAGTAAAAATTGTTTTCGCTTCCTCTAATCGCTTCTTTGCTATTTTAATGTAGTCCTTACTAATTTCACTGCCTATATAATTTCTATCTAATTTCTTTGCAACTACAGCAGTTGTACCTGTTCCCATAAATGGGTCATAGATTATGTCGCCCTCATTGGTAAAGTTTTCTAATATTCTTATAACAAGTTCTTGAGGAAATACTGCGCCATGAGAGTCCTTTTTGCTTCGTTCTCGGTTGATTACCCACACATCATCAAGAGTACCCCTTTTAAATTCTCCTCTTTTTCTGAATTGTCTACTGATTGGATAGTCCTTATCAAAAACTAAAATAAATTCAGACCTTCTATTTAATACTTGCTTTTGAATTGCAGGTTGTCCATATTTTTTATCCCAAACAATAATATCCTTGAGGTGTTCAGCAAATTCACCCATCATTTTAAAAATTGACCTTTTACTACCTGTTACTATTTGCACATTGTAAAAAACTAATTCACTCACTCTAATCAATTCTTTTAAGACTTCGCAATGGAATGAATAATATTCATCTATTGGCAAGTTGTCTGGGAAGTCAGAATACTTTGTACTAATCTCTTTAACAATTTGTCTTGAGCAATATTTGCCGTTCCTAATTCGTAAATTCATGTTGTATGGAGGTGAAGTAATAACTACTCCGACAGAATCATCCTTCATTTTCTTTAAGGTGTCCAAACAACTTTCGTGGTAAATATGGTTTAGTTTTATTGACATATTTTGCATGTTTATCCTTTTAAAAATTGAATCGCACTCTACCTTTTTTCAATGCTTTAATCATGTCCTTTATTGTTGGCATCGGCTTATCACCACGACCAAAATGATTTGGCTGTTTTAAGTTTCTTTTGTTTAATCGTGACTGCAACTTCTTGGCTAAGTGTATAAATGTTTTATCATCTTCCTCACTACCTTTATCCCAATCTTCGCAAACGGTAATCACCCAATCAATTTCTTCTTGGGTGAGTTTGACTGATACAGTAATTGGTATTTCTTTTTTAATCATTTGTTTTTCCTTTCGATATGTGCATTTTACCAAAAATCAAATTGGCTTTCAAAATTTTGTTTTTGATGACACCAATATCAAACGATTTCAGCGGAAAAAGTTTTGATTGCTGTTTATAAACGAAGGTGAAAAAAAAATAAAAAAGTTTTTAGCGGTTTACCATTTTGCTTTCTTTTTCATACCGTACATATCCCGAACTTTATTCTTGTCGCTTTCAATTCTTGCTGACTTTAACGGCTGACCCATATTAACCGTAATCTCAATTAAGTCTATAATTGCATCAACTGTATCATCATGACCGCCAACAGGAAATGTGGTCATCTCATCGTAAACAACTTGAAAGTCATTGCGAATAAATCCATCGGACATGGGAAAGTGTAGTTTGCCTGACTCGACAAATGCTTGACGTTCCGATGCTCTTGTGATTTTATCTTTATCTCTACCTAATGGTCTAATAGGAACTGATGGACAATCTTTTTGAAGTTGTTGGACTAAACCTTTTTGCGCACCATTTGCTTCGGCTACTGCTTGAGATACATTTGCTCTAGTCAATGCTGAACTTACAGTTCTGGCAAAATCAGGAAATGTTGTTCTTTGCCTGATAATGTCTTTTAGCCATATTCCATTGTTTCTATCTTTCCACGCAATAATGCACACACTCCAGTCTGGGTCGCCATGTAATTTTTTTTCGGTAAAGGCAAAGTCAATAGAGGCAATCATTACTCCGTTTTCTTTTTCCCATTCAGGAATCTCTGAGTACATATTCCCTTTAATCCATTCACCGTCAAATACTATTAAATCACTAGATACAGGTTCTAACTCGTAACTTCTGGCAAAAGCAAATGTGCCAATCTCTTTTTTGATAGTACGCAATTCATCTTCAGTAATTGCTTCGTGCCAAGCACTTTTAAAATTAACAACAGGTGCGCGTAATAACCCGCCTATCTCTGTGTGTGTTCTTCGCCAATCAGCAGTTATGTCGTCTGCGTGGTAACAAGTTCCTACCTTCCATGTTCGTGCAGGTTTGTCTTTTGTAAAATCACGCATCGGCAACCAGTTTGTATTCCAAAACTCTTTGACCTGTTCTCGCAATGCTGATTGTTGAATTGCATTTCTTAAATCGCATATATCGTCAGCAATAAGAATATCAGCACGACCACCTGCACGTCCGAATATTGGCTTGGCTTCAACTGTTGCATCTCTCTGCCATTTACCTTCAGTCTTTACTTTGAAGTCTGCTTTTCTCCATGTGTCCATGTCTGGTTCAATTTCAGGAAAAACAACTTTGTATAAATCGCTTTCAATAATTGACTTAATAAGACCTGTGGTTTTCTTTGCTTCAATTTCAGATTGCTGTATATATTTAATTCGCACCGTTGGGTCGTTGCCAATTTCCCAAGCGCATCGCATAGTCATTTGAGCAGTTTTCCCATGACCCCTCGGATACTCAATGTAACAATTTTCATTATCTGTTAAATGCTTTTGCATTCGCTTGTGAATTTCACCTTGAGCAAATCCCATGACACAGTTGGCAAAAACATTTGGAGAACGCCTACATGCTTCTATTAATTCACTGTCGATTATCTGTGTCATCATTCACATAATCGGCTGATTCAACGATTTTCCTAATTCTCTCCTTTGCCTCATCGTCAAACTGAATTGTAGTTGTAGTGTCTGTTTCCAATTTGTCTGGAATCTTGCCGTCAATAATCTGAACAATCATTTCCCAAAACTTTGGATTACCGTTCACAGCATGCTCAATACCCGATTTAGCAATCGCATCGACTAAAGCATCTCCATCCTCCGACTCTAGCAAATCACGCAACTTCTGATGAATCGAGACACCCTTCGGTCTGCCTTTGGGGTTTCTCACCTCACCCTTTTGTATGGCAAATGAATTACCTTTTGAGAACTTCCCATCACCGTTTCTATCGCTTTTTTCTTTTGGCATCACAATATCCCTATGAAACTTTTTTTCATGCCGACCTCCGACCATGAATTTATCCTTCCACCGTTATTCCACCGTTATTATGAAACGGTAACATAGCATATCACGAATTAATTATTTGTCTTTAGGAATTTCGGGAATTTCGGTAACTGTTGCACCCGATGCAACTGCAAGCATAGCAAACATTGCTCTTGCTGAATCAACCCAAGCCTCACGAACAAAGTCACTTGTTTCATCCCAATCTTTTATTTCTCCCTCAACTTCTAAAGAAATGCTGTTAGCGAAGGCAATATATCCTGCAAGTGCCATACCTTCAAGAAGCAATTTATTGGGAGCCGGGAACAAGACTCCTTGATGATTTACACGCTTCGCCAACCGCATCTCCTCAAAACCTCCCTAAACTAAAATTAAAATTTCATTTTACTGCGTAACATTTTAAATAATGGGTTTCCAATTAATGCTCCAGTAATAAAACATAAAATTGACCACCAGGTTGTACCTAAAATTTCTGACATTACTGCTAAAAACATAGATTTAACTCCTATTCCTAACTCGTTTCATTGCGTATTCGTATGCAGGGTCACTTGCCCTGCGAACCGCTACGGATTCTCTGTATGTTAATGGATTTGTTTCGTCAAGTGCTTTAAAATCTACTTCTGCTGATTGAATTACTCGTTTTGGAATAAACAAACCCATTGACCAAAATAATTTTTTAATAAATAAACCAATTCCTGTTTGCCAAAGCAAAACAATGATTCCAATAATAATTAACGCAACTGAAAATTGAGATGCTATTCTCATCCAAGTTGGCGTAGTGTCCTCCACTCCATGCAAATTTGTTCTAATGGTACTTGTTGCTGTTATTATGTCGCTTTGCAATTCTACAATTACGTCTGATTTATTTACTATCGAATCATCTGTTGAAATAACTTTAATTTCTTCAGCAATTAATTTTGTTTCGTTTGCTTTATCTGTAATGTAAATAGCACCGTCATCAATCATTGATTTTGGTGAAGAACAAGCAATTACAGTAGTGGCACATGCTGAACCTATAATAATTTTAATTCTATCCCAATACAATGGACTAAACATTCAGTACCCCTATATAAACAACAATCCCCGCCAACACGAAAATGGTGAGGATTGCTGAAAGGAAAAAATATTCTATTATTTTTTCTTGGATTTTTCGAGACGATTCAAGCGTTCTTGCAGTTCTAATAGTTTTGCATCTGTCTTTGCTTTGTGCGATGCCACTTTCCATACAACACTTGCCGTCATTGCTACACCCGCAAGAAAAAGTCCTAAAGGAATCCATGTCTCTGTGGTCAAAGTATTGCTGTTTGTTACAGTCATTGTTGCAAGTCCTATTGCACTTGTTCCACTTGATGAAACGCCAACAACTGCAAGGGTAACTGCTTCTATTGAATTGCCTAACATGATTCACCTTTAGCCCTCCTCCCTGCGTAATAGTTTATAGATTAACAACGATTGTGGGATTTGTTTTGATAATTTAACATGATTTACAAATTTGGTTAATTGTGGTTAATTAAAAATCATTAAGTTCTTTTTCTACACCGCAACTTTGCAATGCTAAATTTGCTTGTTTTTGAATATCTTCGTGTGGTTTTTTTTCAACACACATGTTTATTATTCTACTCAAAACAGCAATCATTATTAAATTTTCACGATTATTAGACCTTCCGTCTTTATGTCTTAAAACAGATATATCATCGCTTGAAGCCAATTTATATTGACTCACAGTTAAACCTTCAACTCTAATTTTTCTAGTAATTATTGGAGTTCCAAAATATCTTACAGCTGCTATAACTCTTGTAACTTGAGTTGGAGTTAAAAACATTTCTTCTGATAATTCTTTTCTAGTTAGCCACTTATCGCTAATTAGTTTTTTTAGTTTTTCTTTGTTGTAACTTGTAGTAATTACTGATGGTGTTTTGGACATATAACTTCTACTACCTTATTTTTTTTAACAATGTGCAAAGGCATTTCTGCATATTTGTGCCACAGTTTTTTTATTTTTTTAAACGATGCTGTTTCGACACCTTTTACGTCTACTGCATAAAAAGTACCGTTCCCTTCTATTACAAAAAAATCTGCTCTATATCTCGTATCCTCGCCCAAATCAAATGGCGTTTGCCTTAGCCATAAATATATTTCACCATTATCTTTAAGAGAATCAAGTTGGGAGGCATACAATGCTTCTGCTTTAGAGTCATATTTCTTCCCCTTGTACTCTGTTGGCTTGGCGTTGTATTTTTGCCTCCGCTTGATTTTTAACCTCATTTATCAAAACCTTCCGTTTTTATTAATTCTAATGGTCGAAGTGTATCACTTAATTTTGTCATGCACAACTGGCAAACATAAGTTGTGTTGAACAATGCGATATTCATTGCAATATTTTTTTTGCATAGTTGACAATATTTTGCGTTACTATTTTCATCAATATGTGACATTAAAATTCCTCTACCCAAAAAGCAACTTTTCTAAAATCTTCTGTTCTAATTAAAAATCCTCTAACAACTGATGTTTCACCTTTTGGCGTGTTGTTAAAATCACTTAATTTATTAACGTTTGAAATAATAAAGTTTTGAATGTCTTTAACTTTGCACCAATAAATTAGGCTTTTAGTTTTATAAACATACCATTCTGCTGTCGTAGTTAATATACCTGAAATACGTTTGTTACATTCTATTTCTATAAAAACATTTCCAGTATAATCTGCTTGCCTGTCTGATTTTATTTCAATTCCCATATTTTTTTCAGGAACAAAAATGTCATATGCTTTATGTTCTCCCTCTATCATAAAGGCTTTTGGGTATTTTTTTTTTACCTTAGCAAGTATTATTTCTTCGGCTTCTTTCCCATATTCTAAATCAGTTTTAAAATTCATTTCGCCTCCAATGCGTTGATTATGTGTATCAACTATATCAACTATTGTTTTGTTTAAAGTTGAATTTGTTATTTCTTCATAAGATTTATTTGATTTAGAAAATACTTTATCTATGTGTTTTAAAAAATCATTCATTAGTTTTTCCTTTTTTTGCAAATTATTTATTGAACAACTTATTTTTTTATTGGCTGTTTACCTGTTAAACAATCGTGTTTACCATTTTGTGTTAAACCAAATGACAAGTCATTAACAAGTTCCCAAATCCATTTAATGTATTTCATAACATACTCCTTATAAAAAATTTTTACATATCATACGGATAATAATCGTTCATGTCATCATTATCCGCTTGGCAAGATTTTAAATATTGCGATGCAGTCATCATTGATTCTCCAGCATCATTGTGTGGTGATTGACCATCCCAATTTCCATGACCTCCTTCATCTATATCGTCATAATTACTTTTTTTTCTTTGACAATTTATATATATTTTTCTCATTGTTTTACCGCCCATAATGGTAAATCTAAATCCATGACATCCTTGCTGTACATATTGACATTCTCATTTAACGCAACTTTAAGTTTGTATGACTCCCAATCTTTGATAGCATCTTTGCACATATCCCAACCAATCTTTAATGCTTGAGAAGTGTATTTGTAAACTGCTGTCGAATATGGCGCAGTATTTTCAATAGCAATAATGTAGGCGTTAGCATGCTCAGGGTCTAAACCTATTGCGTGAGAATACCATGCTAATTGCATGTGATATAACATGTTTGCTGATTGTTTAGCAAAGCCTTCAGGCGAAGCATCAGCAGTTGTTTTAATGTCAGCAACAGCCATATGTTTTTTAGACATCATGTCTATTTTTGCTTTGCATTCTAAATTTGAATTGCCATACACCCAAAAAAGTTCTTGTTCGTGTAAGTCTAATTCATTGAGAAGTCTAACGGCTTCGGGATTTTGCGAAAAACTTAAAGTCATATCCATAGCACTTGAATATTGGTCAGAAGTAATAACTTCTTTGTTACCAACCGAATCAAGAAACTTTGAATATGTTTCTTTACCTGCTTTAGTTCTTCTGTCGCAATCTGGTGCAACTGCATATATTTCATTTGCTTTTTCAGGTTCAAGAATCATAGCATGCACTGCTGTTCCTAATTTCATATTAGGAGTAGATTTAAATGACAACATTCTTTCAACTGCGTGTGCAGGAGTTTGTTTAGATATTGATTTTAAAAGTGTTGCGCTTATTGCTGGGTTATCAAAGTAATTCATTTTATTCCTCCTAATTTTAAAGTTGCCGCCAATGCTTAGTCCGAAGTTCTTCGCTAAGTGGTGAATTGTACACATATCCATGTTTCATAAGATTTTCAACTTCTTCTTTGTATTTGTGGCTTTCCTTCTCAAGATTTTCTATAAGTTTTTCCATGCTAGTCTGATTGTCAATTACTTTTAAGCCAGCAAAAGTTGCTTGATATTGTTCAAAAGAAGTTATTAATGGTTTTTTCTTTTTAGGGTCTAGTTCAATCAGAATATTTATGCCATCTTTGTTTGTATAAATTGCTGAAGTAACTTTTAATTTATTTGTATTTGTGTTCATTTTTTTTCCTTTTGTTTCTTTGATTCAATTATTTAACTAGTTTTAACAATTCATCTCTATCTTCTAACATTTGAAAATGTGATTGTTTTTCTCTTGCAAGTTGGTCTTTGAGTTTTGTTAGTTTTTCTAATCTTTTTGGTGTTGAGTTTTTTTCTTCTAATTGTTTAATTTCATCAATTAAACGCCATTGAACATGTGATGAGTTTTTTGTTCTAACGTTTATCATTTTTTCTATTCTTCTGATTGTTTCATTATTCATTGTTTTTTCCTTTTTGTTATTTTTATTCATGTTGGTATTTTACATTAATTTTATCAGTTTGTGTTAGTTTTTGTATATTTTATTTTAAGCAATTTACTAATTTAAGAACATTTGTAAGAGTTCGGTCTTGCCGTCTAAGAAAATCTATTCCGTAAAAACTAGATTTGAATGGACACTCATTTTTCATTGCAGCCTCTGAAAGTTCCTCTTGAGTAACAATTTTCATTTCAACATCATCAACTAAAATTTCTTTGATATTTTTTGATTCCTTTTCTCTCCAGTTGTTTTTAAGTTTACCATTCCAACAATCTGCACCTATGCGTATGCAAATTTGCAAAATACCCATTTGTGTTGTTTTACGAAATTCTGCGTAACCTTTTAAATTATTTTCGAAGAATGACAAATCGTCATATTTTTTTACCACTTTAAATCCATCATTTTCCATATCAGCAAATTGTGAAAGAAGATTATCAACTGCTTCTTTCGCAAGAGAATCACTCTTTAATGATTTTTTAATAGTAAGTGCAAAAGGTTTAGCCCAAATGTCTATTGCCATTCCTTTCAATTTATCCCATCGGCCTTCTTGTTCCCACTTATCAAATGACTTAAGTGTTGTGAAAACTGCTTTGTCAACATTAGTTATTATATTTGTTGGTGCAACACCATCTGTCAAAGTGTAAACAAATTCCATATCTTTTAAATCATTGAATTTAGAACTAATATTTCTGTTAAAAACAATTTCTAACTTGTACACAGTTTCTGAACAAGTTAAATCTAAATCTTCAATTATCGCATCGTTCCATTTTCTTTTTCTTGAGTTGGCTTTTGTAGATAATTTGAAACCCATAAAATATGCAAATTCTACAAAACCATTTTCTTCGTATTCTTTTTTGCATTTTTCAGATTGATTGTTGATGTAAGACTTCATTGTTTGGCTAGTAGAATCACCTAAATATCTATTTAAGATTTCTTTATATTTATATGACCATTCTTCGTTACAAACTATACGAAAAGTATCGCCTGTAAGAACAATACCTGTATCAATGCTTCTATTATTTTTGCAACTAAACATTGATTCCATAACTTCTAGTTGTGATTGGATAGCAGGATTATTTAAGATTCCCTGTTCGTTTAAAATTTCGATTTTTGTTTTTATGTTTTTCATTGTTTTTTCCTTTTTGTTTTTTTAAACCCACAGACCAATACGGTTGGTCAATGAATCTAAATTTTTATATTTCCATAAATTAAATTGTCTTATAAATCGTTTTAACATTGTTTTTTCCTTTTATATGTGTAATTTACCACATTTTTATCTATTTGTGGTCATATTTATCATATTTATTTATTTTTGCATGCTAAAAAACACCGTAAATACGGTTAAACAAAGGGTTTATGGGTTTTTTTATATGTATTTTATTTTCTTAAATTTGGATATTTTGTCCACACTTTATGGGCAAACCTCCTGATAATTTCGCTTTCAACAAAACCTTGTTCCTGCATGCCTTTCCAATATATATTTACCTTGTTTTGATTTTCTTCAGATTCTTCTTTATATCTCTTTAATATTTTTTCATGTTCAAAAACACATTGAGGAAATTTTTCTTCTTTACCTCTTTCTTTATTCCATTGAGAATTATCTTCCTCCCAAATTAAATCTTCAATAAGAGTTGCGGGAGTTCTCCAATATTTACCCTTACCCTCATCCGAGTTGTAATAATTTGTCAAAGCCGTTTTAACTTTTTCAATATCAACGTCACAGCGAATAACATTTGTTATTAATGAATTTGAAAATTTTCCTCGACCCCTTTGACGTTTTGATGGAATGCTATTCCAAACTTCTGCGACAATATTTTTATTTATATATTTTTCAGAAGAAGAAACATCAAGTAGTATCTCATTTTCATTTTCATTTTCATATTCAAGAGGTGTTGGAAGTTTGTTAGATTTCTGTTCAACTTTTGTTCGTTTTCTTTTTTCTCCACTTGCTTTTCCTGCTTTGGATTTTGCTTCTCTAATTTTTTCATCATCTACCATTCTCCTATTGTAAATTACGCCTTCATCAGTTTTTGAAAAAACTCCAACACACTCCATTGCTTGAAGGCACTCTGAAACCTCTTCAGTTGAACTACCAACCATTCTTGAAAGTTGTTCGACCGAAACAGCATTTCCATTTTTCAAAGACAAATAACCCCTATCTGTACTTTCATACATAAGTGCTAACATATCTATCCATAAACCTCTCTGTTCAAGAGTTAGCATTCTTACGGCAGGGTCTTTTAACCAATCTCCCGTGTAAAACATTATTGCGGGCATCTTTTGTACTTTTGGCATTTTGCCTCCTTTTAATTATTTTTAGATAATATACACAAAATCTCACACATGTGTTGAATTTTTGTTATTATGTTTTTTAGTTATGTGTAAATAAAAATTCAATTTTGAAAGGAAAAAAAAATGAAAGCAATTACAAAACAAGAAATAAATCAACTCAACGAAGCATTAAACATAGGTATAAAATGGTTTATGGAAATGAGTCATTCAGTACCTAAAGAAGAACTTAAAAAGTTTGACGATGCACACTGCAAGTTAGTTGAAATAATGAATTATCGGGAAGAAATTAATTAACTATTACGTTTGTTGGGGGAGGGTTGTTTGTAAAGCCCTCCCCCCATGAACTCAAAAAAAGGTTTAAAAATTGATAAATGAAATTAACAATTATGTAAACCATCGGGTTAAGCCCTCGCCACTTATTATTGCAGTGTTAAGCAATGACTTGTACTCGGCATGCAATTTATTGCACAACGAAGATTTAAAAAGCATATGTAAATATGTTTCTGAAAAAGTTCCACTTGAAGCCAAAGGTACTTTATACAAAGTTGAAAAATGGTTAGATGGAAATAAAATTAATTAAAGACATTGGAGGTATATATGTCAAAAGAAAAAATTTCTGTTTGGGAAACTCTTTCCCGAATTGATTGTTCTAAACATGTTGAAAAAAAAGGTAGGTTTAGTTATTTGTCTTGGGCTTGGGCTTGGTCAATACTAAAAGAAAATTATCCAACCGCAAGTTTTGAATATATAAAAACTGAAAACGGAGGAACAGCCTTTGTTGATTCTGACGGCTATGCCTTTGTTCGTGTTGCTGTTACTGTAGAAAATCAAACTGTTATTGAAGATTTAGCCGTAATGGATAATTACAACAAAGATATTTTAAATCCAAAACCAACAGACATAAACAATACTTTAAAAAGATGTTTAGTAAAAGCAATGGCTTTTCATGGACTGGGAATAAATGTTTATGCGGGCGAAGATACTTTAATGTTTGATAACAAAGAACCTGTTGATAAAATTGAATTGACGCAAGACACTAAAAAAGATATGGTTGATTCTATTAAAAGTTACATGACAAAAAACCCTAAATGGCAAAAAACTGTTTTAAATTGGTCTGGCAAAGAATCTGTTTACAATTTTACAAACGAACAATTAATTACAACATATAATAGAATACCTGAAACAAAATTAGAGGAGGTAGTGTGATGCACGAATTAGCACAAGTAGCAAAAATTGAATTGTGTAAAGAAAAAGATGGGTCAAATGCAATTAAGGTTTGTCTAAAACGTGATGACGAAAGTTTAGATTGGAAAGAAAGATACTCGCATGATTACATTAGACAATCTGCACCTTCTTATGTTTTTGACAGATGGTTTAGTATGCTAGGTTATTCTTCTTCATCTTTTGAAAACTTTTTTAACCAAGATGTTTTTGATTTAATCGGAGTTCGCATTCAGGCAATTTTTGAAAAAGAAACTATACAACTACAAAATGGAAACTCGTTTGATAAAATTAAAGTTAGCGATATTAAGCCTGCTCCTGTTGGAGAAATAAAAACAGAACCTGTAAAAGTTGTGTCTGAAAAAATCGCAATAATAGATGACGACTTACCATTTTGAGGTGCATTATGAATAATCAATATATTACATTAGAAGAAGTTAGCAAAATGTTTGCAGTAGAAAAATCAACTGTTTACAGATGGATAAAAAACGATTCATTGCCTAAACCAATTAAACTTGGTGGAATAAAATGGAATCGTGAAGATTTTGTAAAATGGGCTGAAACCAACCACAATGGAGTTGTTGTAACTTAATGTTTCATTGAACCTTTTTTTGTTAAGAAAGGTTTTTCCTTTTAGGGAGGCGGATAGTTACCGTCTCCCTTTTTTTGGTATAATATTATCGTGAATATTTTTATATTAGACAAATGCCCTATTAAATCAGCACAGCAATCATGTGATAAACATGTAGTAAAAATGATACTTGAGTCAGCGCAACTACTTTGTTCTGTATATGAAAAAAATACTGCACCATACAAACGCACTCACTACAACCACCCATGTTCTATTTGGGTTAGAGAATCAATAGATAATTTTAATTGGTTAATTACACACGCATATGCTTTGTGTGAAGAATACACAAAAAGATATAACAAGACACATAAATCCAAAGCAGTTATTGAATGGTGTGAAAACAATAAACCTAATATTCCTAGCATTGGATTAACTAAATTTGCACAAGCAATGCCTGAAGAATATAAAAACAAAAATGTAGTAAAAGCATATCGTGATTACTACATTGGTGAAAAAAGTCACATTGCTACATGGAAAACCCAAGTTCCTAAATGGTTTAAAAAAGCAATTTAAGTTTTTTATTTTCTGCGAGGCGTTGGGGTAAATAGGGGTAAAGCAAACACTGTTAATGCACCTGGCGAGGGAAGTACAGAAACTCCCCAATATCCAATAGAGTCATCGGTGTTGTGTTTAAGTTGTTGGTCTGTCATGCTCACAGAATTATCTATTGATTGTTTTACTCGGTCGTATGCTTGAAAGTATTCTACAATTTTGTCTATTGTTTCTTTACCAACAAGTGTGCCTCCAACAGCAATTCCAATAGTTGCAACCATTAACTTTTTTTTAAGTACATTTATTTCTTTTGTTTTACGCTTGTTATTATCTTGACATTTTTTTAAATCAGATTCAGCAGTTTTTTTATGACAATCGCAATTACATTTCATTTTCTAACAACACCTTCATATCTTTAATCATTCCTGTTGGAATTTTTGTTACATGACCACATTCTTGACTCCCAATAGATTCAGTAACTGACAAATGCGTGTCGCATTCATGCAACAAAAACCCGATGGTTGTCATAACTGGTGGGTCATTTTTTGAATATTCAATAGCACTTTCTAACTCTTGCCAAGAATTATCACCGATTGTTTCTGCATCTACCCATTCTATTTTTATTATTTTCATTTTTGCATAAACTCCGTTCTACTTTTTACCATTGAGTACATCCTATCTTGAGCCTTGTCTAAATCGCCTTCTATATTTCTTACTCTTCTTTCGATGTCTGTAAGAGATTGTTGCATTTTTGTTACTTGATGACTAAACTTCCAAACAAAACCTATTAATCCAAATAAACCTGCGCTTGTTAAAGTCATTAAAATATTTTCCCAATCCATTAACATTATTTAGCCCTTACTGCTTCCCAACCAAGTATATTGTCAGTTGAATCTTGAACAAAAAACCTAAGCCACATTGCGCCCAAAGATTTTGGCGGGCCACCTCTTTCAATGTGCCAACCTCCGAAGCCATCTGCGTATTCATCTTTGTAAGTTCCGCAACGAATATGTAATGATTCGTCCATTCCAATTCGACCCGATTTAAACAATTTTTCTCTGGCTATTGGAACTATCCATTGGTCGTGCGTGTGACCCGAAGCAATAATGTTTGCTTGAGGATACATGACAGCCATTCTGTTAGTTTGTATAACGCCACGAGTTACAACTCCCCCGCCTCCCGAACCATGAAAATATTTCATATTACATTGATTGCTAGAATTATTAATTTTAATAATGAATCTAACCCAACCGCCATAGCCGCCACTGTGTACTTTGTGTCCTGAGATAGCCGACATGCGTTCACAAGTTCGTTCAGTTAAGTCTGTTTCGTGATTTTTAAGAATAGCCGTTTCGTGATTGCCTCTACCAATTACGACAAAGTTTTCAGCATAAGGTGCATAAAAGTCACTAGCACATTCAACTAATGAATCTATGTATCTACCTTGTTGTTGTTCTGGTCGAGTTGCAGTTAGGTCTGAACGCCTATCGTATTTACCTTGCATGGCGCAGTGCATGTCGCCTATATCTATAATTCCTGCACCACGCTCTCGGGCTAACTTAAGATGTTTTAATTCTAAAGATTGGTCAGTGTGAGCATTATCGTGATGCCTGTCACTAGACAACAAAAAATATTGCTCCCATTTTGCATTGTCTGCTGTCATTCTAACTGTATGACAATTTCTATTTTGTTCAGTTACTGTCCATTTAATTTCAGTTTTTGTTTTTGCCACAACCGCATCCGTTATTCCTCCTATTGTTTTTTACATTAGATGTACCCCAATATCCTTTCGGACATTCTTCACTTGCAACTCTAGTTTTAGGAATAATAAAACAACCGCAAATACTGCAAGATTTATTATCTCTGTGTACACAAGTATCACAAATGCTTCTTCTTTCTTGTATTATTTCTTTACTTGCTAAACCTAGGCCTAATGTAGATTTAGTTAAACCTTTAATTCCGTTTGTAAGTTTGTTTATTTTAGAAATATTTTTTTTGTTTCTTGATTCGATTTTTTTAATCACAGTTTCTTCTGTAATAAAACCATTAGTTGAATCTATTACTTTTGCATCAATTTCTTTTTTTGTGTTTGTTTTGTCGTATACAAGTTTAATTTTCATAAGAACCCTCCAAAGTAAACTCAACTAATTTTTTTTCTAAAACTTTAGAATCAATTTCGCAAGCATTAGATTGACAATATGCAAACACAATGTATTCAAAAGAAAACAATCTGTTATTATTAGTTAAACTGTTTACTGCATTACAAGTTCCTATTGTAAGCCAAGCACTCCAAGCAACTCCATCTTCTTCGTAATGACCAATTAAATTTGCTTCATTAACTTGCGGAACATTTTTTCTGTTATCTGCAAAAGAACCTATAGGTATTACGTTATTAAGTTGTTGTTTATCAAAATTAGATTTGTACATTATTGGAAACATTGAATGATATAGTTCTATATCTTCTTTAGACGGATTTGTTTTGCTTGGCAAATTTTTAGGCTCATTAAAAACAACATTTATATTTGCTTTTATGTTTTTAATATCTAATTTTAATTCGGTTTCAATGCTACTAGGAAATAAATTAGGTGAATCTAAATCGTTTAAATTATTATTACACCCTGGTTGGCAAGCAACTCCTTGACACTCACAACAATAATGACAAGTGCTTCCACTTTGACCAGGAGGTATATTACAATTATGTGTAGGACAAAAAGTCATACAATCAAATCTTGTGCTATTTGGGTCGCCAGGTTCGCAAGGACTCCACATGTTACAAGAATTAGTGGGATAAAATTCACCTTCCCAATCTGTACCGCTACTAAAAAAAGTATGATAAACAGAACCGTTAGGTATATCAATTTGTGAGTAAACACCTAACACCTGATAACATGCAGCCCCTTGGCCACCGCCTGGAAAACCTTCTTCTTCTCCAAACTTTGCTTTTAAATGAGTTCGTGACATCCATACTGGATTTACATATGAATATAAATATCTAGGAAAATCAAAACCTGTATTTTCGCAATCTCTTGAATTGCAAATTTCATACAACAACACATTACACTCGTCACACTCTTCACCTTCAAAAGCCAAATTATTGCAAGCAGGTAGATTCCAATAAAAACTATTTGTTGCATAACTTTTACCTGTTATAGTAGTATGTTTTGACATGCAATCTTTATTGCCAATATTAGGATTATTACAAGGTTCTTCTGGCGTAAAAAATACTAACATAGAATCTTTATCGCTATTGCAATTTAAACTTTGTATGCAAGTTCCTTCAGGGTAATCAGGATGGTTTTGACAAGTTCCGCATTGTTTAAAAATTCCCCAACAATTTTCACATGCGTAAGTACAAATTCTAGTTGTTTGTGTTTGACTTTGTTCATATATCCAAGTTGGGTCTGGAACTTGAAACACTTCAACATCTAAATCACAAAAATTTACAACAAAACCATTATTGTCAGCCGATGGAACTATAGTGCCTTCCGAACATCCTCCTAATCTTGGATATAAAGAAAGTATCCATTCGTAAACAGGTTTTTCTCCACATGTATCTGAATATCTTTGGCTTCCATCTTCTTTAAAATTATATTGCGTGTAACCACAAAAACCTTCTGCTTCAGTGCCTTCTTTACCTCGAAGTATAAGAACCTCACCCACTTGTGGATTCCATTGTGGAATTTTATCTACACAAATATTATTTAAATTAATATGTCTAGCACCACCGTTACCGCTACATTGGACAACATGTAAAAACAATGGACAGCAACAAGCATTACCATATTTTCCTATTGGTTCTAAATCTTGATTATAAATGTCGTTTAACAACTTAAAAGTTATAACACCAAAATCTTCTTGTTGTCTAATAAATTCACCGTTTTCATCTGTAGGTGATTCATCGTATATGTTTCCATCACAATTTTCATCGCAAGGTGGATGCCATATTGCAACTCCCCAATTTTCAAAATCTGGTGTTCCGTCTGGAAAATATGGTCGCTTGACATGAACTACTTTTTCGCAATTACTTGAAGATGCTTCGGGCCTGTTGCATGGCGACAAATTAGTATTAGTAGAATCTGGAACACATTTACCTAAATAGCAAATATAACCTTCTGGACAATCGCTATTACTTGTACATTGTTTTTCACAGTTTGCACATAATTCTTCGCATGCTTCGCAAGAATTTCCTTGAACTTCTCCTACCCATGTTCCACCTGAATCAATGCAATCATTTTCGTCAGTAACTTCGCACCAGTGACCACAATCAGGATAAGGATTGCAATAACAACATACTCCTTGTGGGTCACTCATATGCCACCCCATGCACCCCTTATTGGCATTGAAGTATCTTCGATAATTCTTGTATGGTCACCATAAACAACTGTGTTGTTTGGCGTAACTAAATTATTCCCCATTACATCTATATAATCTCTTACCATTGGATAGTATGAAATTAACGAATGAGGCCTAACTTGATTTGCTGTAAAACCATCTGCTAAAATTGCAATTTCTGATGCAGTTAAAGCAACATTCCAAATTGCAACTTCTGCTATAAAACCATCTAAAGGTCTACCTTGATTACCTGCCCATTCCCCTATTACTAATCTATTTATTCCGCTTGGCTGTCTAGCAGTAGTTTCTTCTGTTCCCGCTGTTCCATCTAAGTAGGCAATGCGAGATGAATCGCTTGCCCAAACTCCAGCCGCATGATGCCAATTACCTGCTGTATAACTTCCGACTCCCGAATCTTTTGCGCCACCTGCAGCTCTTGACAATGCTCTAACTGTTGCATCGGTTTTTAAAGATAAACCTATAAAATGATTTGCTACTCCTGATTTACCGATTGCTATTAAACCATCCCAATCGCTTATCGAATCTGGTTTTACCCAACATGCCATAGTTATAGGATAATCAGTAATTGACGGACTACTTTTTTCGTAATAGTCAGAACCGTCTGCATCGCTAGAATCAAAAACTATTGCCATTACGTTCCTCGCAATTCAAGTGCTACAAAATTTGCATCACCCGATGCTGTATCTGCAATATCTCTACTTAACTTTAACAGAAATAAATCACCTGCATTAATTCCATCAAGTGCTGATGTTCCAATTTTTACTTCTGCGGTAATAATTTTTCCTGAAGTAGAAGATACAGTATTGTTGTCACTAGAAGTAGTTGTAAGTACATGAGTACTGTCTATATCTAAATCAGTTGTATATTTATCAAAACCTAAATCCCAATCAACGTCTCCTGAAGTTGCATCACAAGTAAAATAAATATACGCAGACAATCCATTGCCTTGATATTGTTGTGGCATTAACCCTACAAAATAAATAGATTCAGAAGTAGAACTGTCAAAATCTAATACTGGCGTTAAATTCCTAATATCTCTCGTTGCATAGTTAGTTGCAGGAGGTATTCCGTTTTGTGGAAAAAACACAACAAGGGTTGGATTTTTATTTTCTACAGTAACTGTTAGTTTAGGTCTGCCGTCACTGTCGTAAGTTAATAAATCAAACATTATTTACCACCATTAAATATTGAGGTTCATTTGTTGTAACACTTGCATCTAATTCTATTACTAAATTCTGACCACCGTAAGGTGTAATTGGAGATTCATAAACTAAACGTTCGTTTACTGATAATTCAATTTCAGGCATAAGTTGAATGTACTCGTCATCTTCGCCTGACTTTGTTGTATTGTGGATTCTAATTTTAGGAGTAATACTTGCTGTGTCCGTATTAGTAATAATAATTTTAGAAATAAAATTTGACCTTGCAGGCTTGCCTTCCATAATTACAATTTCGTTTGTTCCATCAAACAAACCTGTAACTATTTTGTTGTAGGCAAGTTGCCTCGATTCTACATTTGTATAATTAATTGGCATTATGTACACTCCACCGTTTGAACTTCTTCACCTGCTATAAATAAATAATTGCATACACCTTCGTCACAATTTGGTTCTTCAGTTGTACTTTCAGGAACAAAAGCAAACAACACTAAACTATCAACACCAATAGGTTCGTAACACATATTAGGAATAGCCCTATCCGTTGGAACTATTCCATAGAATTTTTTTCCATCAGAAAGTCTTTTTAAATCATAATGTGTAGCCGCACAACCTGAAACATCTTCTTGAACAAAAATTACTTGGCACAATAAACCACTATTGCTAAATCCACCTCCACCTGCAATTATTTCTGATTGCCCATCAGGTCTATTTATCAACAAACCACCACCAGTAACTATTGAATTGTTAGAAAAATTAGATGAAGAAAAACCAAACAAATTGTGATTTTTGTTTCCCGATAATTTTGTATAAGGCGAACCTTTAGAAAAACCATATTCTAAATATGTGCATCCTGGTATAGCCCTAGTGTGATGCCAGCCTACAAAAATTACGTTTCCTGTGCAAGCATAATATCTTGCGTAAAAACATCTGGATAAATGTAATGCTCTTTCTAAAAGTTCATTAGTCCTAGAAAGAGTTAAACCTTGTGTAGATTCTGGATTGTCTGGGTCAATATCTAAATAATATAATTTTTTTCCTTCTGCATTATTATCAAGAGAAACTGTTTTTATATGGTCAGTCAAAGTTTTATATTGTGAGGTAAAAGAATAACTATTTAATGCAGTTGACGGTTTACCATGTTCAACATTTGTAACTCTATACATAAGAAAATTACCATCTGTTGTTTTAGATGGAAATAAAACATCTAATGTTGCAGGTATTTCTTGGTTTCCATCTTCTGCTTTTGCTATCCAAATGTTTTGTGAAACATCTGGTTGTTCTGGAAAATTATCAAGGTTTATACTCATTCTATCTTCAACACCCCAATCAACATCATTTCTTTCTGGAGTACCGTAAGCACATTCAAGTTGACCGCTTTTATAAAATGGATGTAAATTATTCCACAACTGTGTAGCACAAATGTGTCCATCGCCTATATATTCTGCAACCATATAATGTTTTTCAGAATCATATGTATTTGGAAATGGTTGCTGATTACCTGTTATATCTCCACCGTATAAATATTCGTTTTGGTAACCAATTTCTTGTTTTGCTTCATCTCTTAGAATTGGTTGTGGAACAGCCACTAAACCGCATGCTGTCAAAACTCTATCAGCCAATTCAGCATCAGACATTTCTCTTTCGTAGCCCCAAGCATTAAATGCGTTCTCTAATGATGGTGTCCAATTTAAATCGTAAAACAGATATAGTTTTTCCCAATCTAAATTTGCTAATTCATATGGTAGAACACCATCTATTTCATTTGTTACATTTTCTCCGACAATAGAAAAATCGTTTGCATATTCATTTTTAGGTTCATCATTTGTATTGTTAGAACCAGTTATATTTAAATCATATCTCCAATCATCAACAGATAGAACTGCAAGTGTTTGTCTAATTTCATTTTCATTATCTGATATTGGTTGTGCAAAAACTCTATGTATTCTGTAATTTTTAGACAACTTCCATTTAACTGCTCCAACAATAGCCCATAATTCTAAATCAGAATCTCTCCAATCAAAATCAATAGGAAGATGACACAAAATTGTTATTGAACCTACTTTGGAAAACCCTGAAGGTATTTGCATTTTATTAATGCTAGATAAATCTATTCCTTGTTCAACAAGATGTTCTGCAATTTCGTCCGTAACATCTATTGACATTGCAAACTCTTCTAAATTATCTTTATGTATTGCTATTCCAAATTGATTTAAAAATGACATAATTCCTCCTATGTCTGTCCGACTGGAACACTAAATTCTAATTCGTATGTATTACCAAATCCCTCAAAAGGATTAAACAATGTAGAGTTTTCTATATCATTTTCGCTATCGGTTCTTGGGTCAAATGGTCTTGATATTTGATATCCACCTAATTTTGGATACCACATTGTAAGATTAGTTCCTTCTATATAATATGTAATAGAAAAATAATCTTCTATAAGTACGCCTGATGACATTCCCCACATATATCTCATAGTTCTATTTATTGTTCTTGTATAAACTCTATGACCATTTGCATCAATATCACCTGCTGTAACTGAAGTATCTTCATCAGTAACTACAAAATATCTTGGTACAGCCATATTTAACATTGGAGGTGGCTCACCATCACGAGTTAAAGTGTATTCACTTCTAACATATAAATCTGGCGGTCTAGTTGTTATA